CGTTAGGGACTGGTTTAACAGTGGGTAGAGCGTATCTTGGGGGTATGGCTAACTCTGGTGTAGCTGGCTACTTCGCAGGCGGTAATAACAGTTCTTTCACGTATCAATCATCGGTTGAAAAGATTGCTTTCCCTGGCGATACAGTTTCGACTTTAGGGACTGGTTTGTCGGCGGCTACTATAAGCGTCGCCGGTATGGCTAACTCCGGTGTCGCTGGCTATTTCGGTGGCGGCTACGCATCCTCACAGGTGGATACAGTCGACAAGTTTGCTTTCCCTGGGGACAGCCGCACCACTTTAGGCACGGGTTTATCTCAGGTTAAAGACTCCCCCGCAGCTATGGCGAACTCTGGTACGGCTGGTTATTTCGGTGGCGGCTACGTCTATCCGACCTATTACACTTCGGTCGATAAGTTCGCTTTTCCGGGTGATACTCGCACGACTTTAGGGACGGGCTTGTCTACGGGTACAGCCCAGTTTTCGGCTATGGCTAACTCGGGTACGGCTGGCTATTTCTGTGGCGGCTACCTTGCCAGCGCCGCTCGGGTGACAACGGTCGACAAGTTTGCTTTCCCTGGCGACACTAGAACGACTTTAGGGACTGGTTTGTCGGCGGCCACTAGCAACACAGGCGCTATGGCCGACTCGGGAACGGCTGGCTATGTTGGTGGCGGCATCGTAAGCGTCCAGGTAGCGACGGTCGACAAGTTCGCTTTTCCTAGCGACAGCCGCACCACTTTAGGCACCGGCTTATCTCAGGCAGTCCAGTCCTTAGCTGCTATGGCGGACGGAAACATCTGATGAATGTAACGGAAGCTATCTCAGAAATTCAGCAACAAAGATCCCGATACCAGCTAATCAACTTCGTTATCGGGCAGCACGACACACCCGAAATGCGGTTCTATCAGCTAATGCTGGAGCTACAAGACACGAACTACAAAATTGGTGTAGCTGAAATAGGATTAAAAAAAGCGGCAATAGAAATAGCTCGGCTCCTGGAAACAGGCGACGAGATAGATGCTTTGGACGCTGAAGAGAAAACGTTAGGTTTGGAACAGACCCGCATCGTCATGCAAGGAGCATTGAGGGAACAGGCAATACTTGAAGACCTGTTCAATAATTGCCAGCATTACACTCGGGACGAGATCGAACACGCACAACCTGAGTACTGGCAGAAACGTCTAACACGCCAAACGAATCTACAAATCATGTCGGGTGGTGTGCAGTGGGCGCAGCTTGATTCTTTGAGACAGATTGGTTTACTTGATGAGCTTGTCGAGGCACGGGAAATGCAGGTAGCAGAGTCAGCGAAGATGGAGCTAGGTACATGATTTATTGTAAATGGCGTTTGTCTGAAGGTATGTGGGGTGAAGGTCCCGAGTCGGTTGTTGCTGAACGTGGCGGACGGTTGGAAGCTGGGGCTTATGTTGACGCTGCCGGGTATCGTGTCGGTTATTTGACTGAATCGGCGGACCTTTCAAGTCTCACAGATTATGATTTTAGTGAAGTTACAGAAGCTGAGGCGCTTACGTTCTGTCAACAGTTTTATATTGAGGCTGTTGTTCTAAGGGGTGGGATGATTAGTACCCCACCTATACCGGAAGAGGCGCGATGAGTTACGGGTCGAATGGGAGTGTGATTGGGCCGGATAATGTGCCTACGACTTCTGTTGCTTCTGGTGTGTGGTCGTTGGGTGAGATCGCTGAAGCCGTCAGAGACTCAGCGTGGCCAGCGCCGTTTAATGGGTGGATCGGCCAACTGACATCAGGTGTAAGCGGCTCGACGACGATTAGCTCCGCGATGTGTAGCTTGAACAGCAACGATGACCTTTGGGTTGGGTACCGCCAAAGCAACTCTGGCGTCACGGTTACTCCGCTTTCCAAAATCACTAATGCTGGAGCGTTGAGTAGCACACACTCACTGGCAATAGGGTCAATCGCTTCCCAGATGGGTCGCATGACGGTTCCTGCGGACGGCACTGACGTTTACGTTTCTGGCTATGCCAATGCGGGCGGAGGCAACCCCGCTAGTTTCAGAATCAAACTGAACGACTCAATGGTTGAGCAATGGTTTGGTTGGAACAGCAGCGACCAGTTTGCGTATAGGCAATCCACTGACGACACTTACGAAAACTCGCTGATGGGCATCTATGTGTCTAAGGATGGGACACGAGGCATCCACGCCCCTTACGGGTTGGTGAGTGGCTGGGGTAGTTACAACTGGTTCTGTGATCCGTTTGATCCAGCGGACGGCGAAGCATGGGCAGGCGGATATTCGGCGTTAATGAATTATTCAAGTTCGCTAGCGTTCGGTTCTTATTTCCGTAGCTGTCAAATAAATGGTTCGAACATGGCAGGGATAGACCGCCAGTACAACGCCACCACTGGTGGCTTCAACAGCTTGATCTTTAAGAGTGACAACCAGATCTCCGGTGGAACAGGTAGCCCGTTCGTTGCGTATGCGTTGACGACTCAGGGGTCGGGTTATCCCGGTACCCCAAACATGCCTCCTTACGGTTACAACACGGTCGCAAACGCAGATCGTTATCCGTTTGCGTTGGATTCGTCAGGCGGCACCTACGCAGGCAAAGTCGTGTACGCACGCTGGAACCATGCGAGCAGCGCTGCGGCGTTTGACCAAGAAACAATGTGGACGGTGAACCCGGCGGATAGCCCAGCGACCCCGACCTCATTATCTGTTCAGGGTGTGGCTATTAAGTCAGACGACGCCACGGCTTACATGCTGATGCGTGACAATGGGAATACTCCCGGCCAACAATATTTGGTGTCATTTGATCCAGACACCACTAGCTCAACAGTTAATTGGCAAAACAAGATTCTTGTTTACCGAACTGCTGACGGTTCGGGTGTCCAAAACTACTGCTATTTCAAGAATCTGGAAATCGACAGCACCGACGAGTTCTTGTACTTCGCTGGAACCCTGACAACGAACAGCATTTCCCGGAACGAAGCGCTTGTCTTCAAGCTCCCTACAGATGGGACTGGGACTGGGACGTGGACTGTTGGGGATTACACAGTTGTGTATGGGGCGTCAACGATGACTGTCTCTAACACCGGTGTGCTCTCGGTAAGTTCAAATCCCGGCACTATTTATGCGTCAAGTAATGGGGAAGGGAACACTGAAACTCGCAGCACTTCCTCTGTAACTGGAACCCTGACACAAGGAACTAAGTGATGTCTGACGAAATTCCTGAAGGCGCAGAACTCGGTTTACCCGAAGGTGTCCCTCCACAACCTGACGACTTTGAATCTGTCCCTTACGAATACGACCCTGCGGTTGGCGCTTGGGTCTCGCTCTTGTGACCACAGTCTGATGGCGAACGTATTGGAAGTGCTGCAAGCAGCAGGTCTCGATGTCGAGGCGGAACCGGGTTGGGAAACTCGGCGCGGTTCCAGATATTCGTTTGATCATCGTCCGGGTGGGACGTTGGGGATGATTGTTCATCACACCGCGGCGGGCGGTTCACGGGATATGCCTTGCCGCAATATTTGTGTGAATGGTCGCTCAGATTTGAAAGGTCCACTGGTCCAGTTCTTGTTGGGTCGTTCGGGGAAGCTGCTGTTGATTTCGCAGAACCGTTGCAACCACGCTGGCCGGGGTTCGTCTGAAGTGATTAAGGATTTGGAAGCGCATCGAGACATCACCGCGGAGTTTGATGCCGGTCAGGACGCGTACAACGCACGCAACTTTGGTCGTCAGAACGATTACCGAAAAGGTAATGGCCGGTTCTGGGGTGTTGAGGTTGAGAACAATGGCATCGGTGAGGAGTATTCCCAAGCTCAAATCAAAGTGTTGGTGAAGCTCTGCGCTGCGATGTGCAAGTGGCAAGGCTGGTCACATAACCGAATCATTCATCACCGGGAATGGACGAGCCGCAAATATGACATGAGTTATTCGGGGCCGTTGCGTGAGTATGTTCAGAAGATGATTGGGTCGAGCCAGTGGCGGGTGCCTAAAGGTGCAGTCCAGACTGGCACCACTCCGCTTGAGAAGCCCTCTCAGCGTTCCAGCGCACTACGCCGCGGCGATAGGGGCGGGGAAGTGAAAGAAGTGCAGCAAGCGCTCTCACAGCTTGGCTACGTTTTGGTGGTTGACGGCGACTTCGGTGCCGGAACCGAACGCATGGTCAAACGATTCCAAAAAAAGCATCGCCTGACTGCTGACGGAATCGTCGGAACCCAAACCTTGAGTCGGTTACGCGCCCGCCAGAAACGGCCCGTGGTAACTACCGAGGAGCGCGAGTTCCCTGGCACGATCATCAAGCGTGGCTCTCGTGGCCCAGATGTAAGATGGATTCAACAACACGTTGGAGTGAAATTGGTTGACGGGGTGTTCGGTCGCGGGACCGAGCGCGCGGTGAAGCAGTTTCAAAAACGTCGTCGCCTCAAAGCTGACGGCATTATTGGTCGCCAAACTTGGGCAGCCATACACAACTAGGAGTTCAAATGTTCAACAAAGTATTTCTCACGGACGTAGCAGAGCGAGCAGTGTCAACTGCCCTTCAAGCGTGGGCAGCGGCATTCGCTATTCCCGGTCCTGATATTCTCGATTCAATCAAGAT